TATAGTTGATGAAAAAAATATTAGGAGAATGTGAAATGATGACCGACGTTGAAGCAATGCGCGAAGACCTTACAAACAACCTTCGTGCTAAGGTAGGCACAGTTACTTTTACGAAGCAGAATGGTGATGAGCGGGTAATGCGTTGCACTCTACAGGAATCTGTGCTTCCCAAGCAGACCGAACTAGAAGAAGCCGTTCAGAAAAAGGGTCCTACTGATTCGCTGGCCGTATGGGACCTCGATAAGAATGCATGGCGTTCTTTTCGCTATGATACTGTAATTTCAGTAAAATTTGAGGGTTGACAAATACCTTGATATATCGTATAATGAGATATATTGACAAGGAGTGATTATGTATAAACTTAAGGTACCTGTTGCTGAGTCGAAGTTCGTCGGTGTCGAGCCTATCTGGGCCGATAGTTACGAACCTGTAAACTATCAAAGCGAATTTAGCAATGCTCTTAACTGGTATAACTATATTGTAGATGCCAAAGACTGCCGCGCTTTTCTCACCGATTGGTTCAAAACCGATAAGGAGAAACTAAAGACGGTCGGTCAGGTACCAGATAAGTTTCTACCTAGAACCTATGCCAACACGGCTCGAATTGCCATGCGTGGTTTCCCAGTAAGCGAGGTTCACCAGAACCGCATCTGGGAAAAGATTCAGGAAGTGGCAAACAAGCGAATCAAGTCAGATGACGATGATGAGCCTGTTGCCGCTCCTGTGATCAAGATAGTCAAGCCCGTTAAACTGGCTTCTACCTACATCTTGTCTCTTGTAAATGATGAAATCGAAAATCTTATCACTGGCGAAGACAATAAGAACATGGCTCAGATTCTAATGCCATATAAGATGAATGATAAGCAGTATGCGGCTTGTGCTGATAAGCTCCAGCCTCTTCTGGCAGAATATTCAGAAGTTCTGGAACTTCGTCGGACAGATAGAAAGACTTTGACCGAAGAACAGATAGAGTTTATGGATTCTTTCCCCTTCCCCGGTATCACACTCATCAAGAAGATTGTCCAGCTTATCGAAGGTTATGTCAATGACCTCAAGAAGGCTTATGTTAGTAAGCAAGTTGCCAAGGTTCGCAGTAAGAAGCCCAAAGATAAAACTAAACTGGTACGGGCAGTCAAGTTCTTGGTAGAAGACCCTAAGTTCGGCAAGAGCGTTGACCCCATCAACCTTCTTAACTGTAGCGAAATCTGGGCGTTCGATACAAAGACCCGCAAGATTTCCAAGTATTATAGTCCAGTCGGTGGTGGCATCACTGTAAAGGGTGCATCTCTCGTGGGTTATGACGAGGCCATGTCCAGTTGCAAATTGCTTCGAAAGCCAGAAGAACAGATTCCTGCATTTTCTGCGACCGCTAAAAAAGACTTGACAAAATGGTATTCTTCTGTTAAAAGTAAGAATGCGAATGTGCGCCCTCGACTCACGGCAACAACTTTAATTTTGAAAGTCTTTTAATGTCAGATAATGATAACATTACATATCTTCGACCTCGTGCGGCACCGCCCACAAAAGAAGATTTGGAATCCTACAATTACTTTCTTGAAGGTGCTACTGAATATGCTGCATATCAGGAAGCTGAGGCTTTTGCCGCTGCTTGTATGAACGGCATTCTAAGAGCCGCAGATAAGAAGCTGGGTAAGCTAGATGACAATATTACTGGGGACGCCGCCGTGATTGCTGTTATGATTCAGGGTATGTTTATGCGTCAAGCTGGCGTTCATTGTCCAGAAATCAATCTGTTGGATGACATTCGCGAAATCTTAAATAAGACTGGAGTGAGCGAATGATTGTAGTAGATTTTAATCAGGTAGCAATTAGCAATATGATGGTAGAACTTGGTGGTCGCCGTGATATAGAGGTCAATCTGCCTCTGATTCGTCACATGATTATCAATTCAATCCGTTCTTATAAGCGCAAGTTCGGACCAGAGTTTGGTGAGATTGTTATTGCATGTGATAATCGCCACTACTGGCGGCGCCAGTTCTTCCCTAACTACAAGGCTAATCGTAAGAAGAGCCGTGCAGACAGTGGCTTTGATTGGAATTCCATCTTCGAAGCATTGCACCAGGTTCGTGCAGAGTTGTCAGAACACTTTCCGTATCCTGTCATCGATGTTGACGGCGCAGAAGCAGATGATGTAATAGGTGTTTTGGCAGAATATAGTCAAACTTCGAATGTCGATGGCCTTCTGCCCAGTGCAGAGCCGTTTCTCGTTCTTTCTGGTGACCATGACTTCAATCAGTTGCAAAAGTGGTCGAACGTCAAGCAGTATGCTCCGGTTCAAAAGAAGTTTGTTAAGATAACAGAACCCCCTGCCGCAGTTCTTATGGAACACATTATCATGGGTGATAAGGGTGACGGTGTTCCTAACATTCTATCAGATGATGATACGTTCGTCACTGGTTCACGCCAGCGTCCCATGAAGAAAGATAAGGTTGCTGAGTGGAAACACCAGAAGCCAGAAGACTTCATCACCAGTGATGAAATGTGGCGCAACTTCCAGCGCAATCGCGAACTGGTTGACCTGTCGCGTATTCCTGAAGACATCAAAAATGATGTTATAGATAGTTATGAGAAGCAGAAAGGTGGAGACCGCAGTGGTCTCCTAAACTACTTTATTGCAAACCGTATGAAACAGATGATTGATTTGATCGATGAATTTTAATAGTTCCGACGAGCGAGTAGGCATCACGGCCAGTTGCTTTGACCTGTTTCACGCGGGCCACGTTCTTATGCTGCAAGAAGCCAAAGAACAGTGTGACCGATTAGTTGTAGCGTTACAGACTGACCCAACGATTGACCGCCCAGAGAAGAACAAACCCGTTCAATCTCTGGTAGAACGGTATATTCAGGTGCAAGCCTGTAGGTATGTGGACGATATCATTCCATATACGACGGAAGAAGACTTGCTAAATATACTACAATGTTATGACTGGGATGTTCGCATCATTGGCCAAGATTATTACGGTAAGCGGTTTACTGGTGACGAACTAGATATGGAAGTTTATTACAATAGTCGCAGGCACAGCTTTAGCACTACTGAATTGAGAAAGAGAATTAGCGATGGCAACAAGATTACCACCTAAAAAGTTTAAGTATATCAATGAAGCCCTAGATTGGGTAACAGAGGTAAAGGAAGTAGACGAATTGCGCGAACGAGTTCGGGCAGTCTCTCTTGGCAACTCTATTTTTATGCGTTTCCTAGCTTGGGGCGTAGGATATGAACAGGGACCATATAATCTACCTGATGGTAAGACACCCATTAAGAATGAAGGACTACCATCTGGTATGTCTGACACCACTATCACAATGGAATTTAGACGCATTCTAACTCTTCTTCCTAATGGCAGCGCAGCAAATGTCGCTCAGTGGCGCCGAGAAGAAATCTGGATGCAGATTTGTCAGGGTGTTCATCCTGACGAACAAGTTCTTTTGGATGCGGCAAAAGATAAGACAATTCTGGATGTTTATCCTGCTCTTGCCGATGTGCTAGATAGTTTTCTTACTGGTTGGAAAAAGCCCGAGGTTAAGAAGAAGAAGGTATCAAAAAAGCCCGAGAGTATCTCCTAAGAATAACGAAAATATTTGTTAGAGGACAACAGATTCCAGTAACCTGGGGTGTAAAAAAACCTTGGGGTTTGTAACACTAATAAATAACTGTTCTCAAACTTTCAAACGGAGATACTTTGATGGGCGCAATTCTGGAACATAAGCATCTAATCATTCGTGCAGAATTAAAAAATCCACCTAAATGCGTAGAAGCAATTCAGGACTGGATGAAACTTTTGGTCGCTAACATTGATATGAAGATACTTATGGGTCCATATGCCGTCTATTCTGATATGATAGGCAATCAAGGTTTGACAGCGGTAACCATTATCGAAACTAGCCATATTGCTATGCATGTGTGGGATGAAGTAAACCCTGCATTGATGCAACTGGATGTCTATACCTGTTCAAAGCTGAACGTTAATGATGTATTTCTGGCTCTAAGTGATTTTATACCGGTAAATGTTGAATTTAAGTATATTGACCGCGAACATGATTTGACATTGCTGGATAAAGGTGTTATAAGTGAGATACTTCCTCTTTAAACACAAAAGCGAAATCTGGTTAGTTAAGGATCCCGAACAGGTACCGAAACCCAGAGAACTTTTGCTACAAAACTCTAATATCGAATATATCAGAGAAAAGGCAGACAGTTTAAAAAAAGGGTTGACATTTCGTGATAAAGTCAGTAGAAAGAAGATACCGGCTTTAACACCAGAGCATAAACGAAAGATTGCTCTAGCGTTAAGTGGAAGCAACAACCCTAATTGGGGCGGTTTGAAAGAAGAAACTAAGGCCAAAATTCGGCGCAAGATGCGAGGAACAAGGCGCAACGAAAACAATCCTATGTATGGTAGACACCAAACATGG